GGCCGGGCCGCTTTCGGTGAGCAGCTGGCTGACGACGTCATGCAGCAATACAAGCAAACCCGAAACCAGTGGAAAACATTGACACCAGAAGGCTGGGCTGAAGCCGGCAGACCGCAGCAGATACCCTTTGCCACAAGCCCGGCAAAGCTGGGGCAACGCCTGCAGAAAAAAGCCGAGGTCTATCAGCAGCTGCAAAAGGTCGTTGGTGAAGAGAAGCTATACAGGCCTGGCGGCCTGCCATTCCTGCTCAACAGCAAGGCGCTGTCTGAACACATCGACCCGGCCCGTGCCGAGTTCCTGCCACTCCTGGATGACTTGCTGACCAATCCTTATGAAGTCTGGCTCTCGTTCCAGGAACATAACGGCACCGGCAAAGTGGTGCTGCGCTCACGCATTGTCAAAGCCTACAATATCGGCAAAGGCCGCAACCTGATTGCGGTGGCCAATGTGAGAAAAGGCTTTCTGGAAAGCTGGACCTTCATCCCGACATCACGCCGGAACTACCTGAACAGTCAGCGCAATGGATACTTGGTATATGGGGAGGGAGAATGATGGGGCCACTTTTCCTGACGTACCAGGTTGGCGGGTTTTTGATGCTATGGGCGTACGCGCCAGCATCGCAACCGATAAGCACATTATAGGTGAGTTATGGCAGGCGCATCAATCAGCATAGATTACGAATTCCCGGACAAAGAGATTGCCGCCCGGCTACGCAAGCTGGTCGATGCCGGCGAAGACCTGGAACCAGCCTTTATTGATATCGGCGAAGGCCTGCTCAACAGCACCCATGACCGCTGGGAGCAATAAGTCGACCCGGAAGGCAACCCCTGGGAACCGCTGGACCCAAAATACCAGGCGCGCAAAAAGAAGAACGCCGACAAGATACTGGTGCTGGAAGGATACATGCGAGACACGCTGGCCTATAACACCAGCCCGCAGAGCATGGAGATGGGCACCAACCTCATCCAGGGCTCGACCCATCAGTTCGGTGATGATGAACGTGGTATTCCTGCCAGGCCTTTCCTAGGCGTCTCAGAAGATGACGAGCAAATGATTCAGGACATCCTTCAGGACCACTTTGAGGAAGCTTTGCGTTGAATTGGCTGTGTGCCGTTTTAAGCGGTTTTAATATTGATGTGCACCCGTTATGCAAATTCAGAAGTGTTAAACGGTTCAGGGTAAATTTAAACGGGTTATGTGGGCTGTTGAATAGCACAGCTATTGCCTAAGTACTGACGAGTATGACAATATTGACAATATGGACGTGAACTAATAGGGAGCAATCCTGATGCTGATTACTAGATTGGTGTCGGGTTTTTTTGTGCCTGATGGCAGAGAAATATAAATCAAGATCAGATTTGCTAGTTGAAAACGCATCTCTTCGGGGATCTATCGCAACAATGCAGGCCGCTGAGTGGTCGAAAACCATGAGGTGGTTTATTGCTGGATTGGCCTTGGTGTTGGGGCTGTACATTTTCGCGCCGGTTGCAATTTCGTGGGCCGGTAAAACAACAAAAGCAGATATTGGTATAAATGCGAATATACAAGCTGAAATTAATAAATCTGAAGAGTCCGCGGCAGAAAACAGTTCGTTAATTGGCTGGCTGGGTAGCATATTTGGTGCTTTGGGGCTCTTATACGGAAGGGCTCAAGCCAGGCTTAGAAAAAATATTGTTGAACGCTATCAGCCTTATAAAGAGATGTATGAAAAAGAAGTGGACAGTAAAAGAACATCTAGTGACTTAACGCCAAGAGGCGAAACAAGACCGGAGGATGTGTGATGGATTCACAATTGAGTAATTCAATATTACTAATCGCTTTATTTATTGGTATTTGGTACATCTGGTTTGTTGAGTATAGAAAATATTTAAATGACTCTACTCGTCAACACCTTTTCGATATTCGTGATCGACTCTTTCATGCCGCTGAGTCGGGAGAAATTGATTTTAATAATGAACTATATTGCATGACTCGTACGACTTTGAATGGGGCGATTAGATACACCCACCAGTTATGTGCGACGCATTTCATCTTGACGTTGTTTTTGGGCCGGAATCATATCAAAAACAGTCCACAACTTAAGCAATACCAAGAGCGTTGGGATAATGCCTATTCAAAAACAGAGTCAGAGCACGAAAAGAAATTAATTTTGAAAGCACAAAAAGAAATGCACCTAACTGTCTTTTATCACATTGTCAGAGGTTCATTATTTTTGAGAGCTGTCACGGTGGTTACGGCGCTAATCTTAATTCTTAAAAAACGTAAAATTTCTAATGCTGTGACATCTAAAAGTGTTCGCAGTAAATGGACAATACTGGATGCTGAAGCCAACTGCATAGGCCAAACTGTAGCATCTTAAATTCTGGTTGTTGCCGTTTTTACCTGTAGACGGTATCTTCAGTAACAACAAACACCTAATGCCCTGAACTCGTTCAGGGCATTTTTTTTGCCCCGCATTCGTAAAGTGGCACCTGTTCTTGAAGTAAACGACGAACAGGAGACTCGCCATGAAATCATCAGCCCAAGGTAGCTATGCATAACATAGCCCTTGCCATCTGCTCACTACTGGTCGGCTCCGATGGGGCCGTCCAGTTATTTCCTGCCGGTCAATTCGATGCGCCTCGTGGTGCGATGGCTGGCAGCGGTCCCTGGTATCTCGATGACACCGCTGCAGCGGCACTGATTCAGCGCGCTCAGTCACGCAAGAACGACATCGTTTTCGATTACGAGCATCAAACCCTCAAAGCTGCCAAGAACGGTCAACCTGCTCCAGCTGCAGGTTGGGGTAAAGCTGCTGCCCTGAGTTGGGTACCAGGAAAAGGTCTGATGCTATCCAACCCTGACTGGACACCCAGAGCCAGCGAATACATCAAGAACAAAGAATACAAATACATCTCGCCTGTTTTCACTTATGACCCCAAAACAGGCCGAGTCCTGGATTTACTCCATGTCGCGTTAACCAATAGCCCAGCCATAGATGGCATGGACGATTTGTTGGCTGCGGCTTCACTTCTCCCGCAACCACAACAAGAGGACGCTTCTATGAACGAGGAGACCTTAAAGCTGTTACGCCAGATGTTTGGCCTCTCAGCTGATGCCGATGAGTCAGCGGTCACCGCTGCTCTGACTGCTGCCAATCAGCAAGTCACCAATATGGCCACGACTTTGGCGCTTGAAGATGCCACTGGTTTTGCGGCCTTGTCTGCCATTGGTGATGCGCTGACTGGCTTGAAGAAAACCGCTGACGATGCTGAAGAAGCGATTGCGGCTGCCAGCATTGCCACGCCGGATTCAGCACTGAAGGTCATCAACGATCTGAATGGCCAGGTAGCCGCGTTGACTGAGCGCCTGGATGGTAACGACAAGGATGCCCTCATTGCCGCTGCTAAGTCAGAAGGCAAGCTCAGCCCGGCAATGGAGGACTGGGCTAAAGAGCAGCCGGTTGAGGTGCTCAAGTCCTACTTCAAGTCGGCTCCTGCCATTGCTGCCCTGACCGGTAAGCAATCTCAAACCCAGCAAGTTGATGACGACGGCAACCCCGTTCTGACTGAACAACAGCTGGCAGTTTGCACGCAGATTGGTGCGGATCCAGCTGAATATGCCAAATCACTTAAAGGAGATAGCTAATGGCAGCGTTAACTCAAGACCGTAATACCCCGCAACGATTCGGCGACATCTTTAATCATTCAGTGGCTGCCTCCAGCGTGATTTTCGCCGGTTCTATCGTGGTGCTGAATGCCGCTGGTGATGCTGCGCCAGGCTCGGCGGCAACCGGGCTTAAAGCTGTGGGCCGCGCCGAGCAGTACATCGATAACAGTGGCGGCTCGGCGGGTGATAAATCTGTCGATGTGCGTAAAGGTACATTCCGCTTTGATAACGATGGCTCCATTGACCGCACCGATATCGAAGCCACCGCCTACATCGTGGATGACCAGACAGTAGCTAACAACGACGACACCGGCTCACGCAGTGCTGCCGGCAAGATTGTCGATGTAGATGCTGATGGCGTCTGGGTCAAGTTCACCTGATTCACCTGGTTTATTAATTAATAAGGATGACACCATGAAAAAAATGATTCTTTTGCCGATGACAATTGTCGGCGCACTGGTGATGATGACCTCTGCCATGGCGGCTGACTGGTCATTGCCCGCTACCCTGATGACTGGCCCGGCCACATTCAACCTGGATGCGATGGGTGATGCACTGCCAATGCTGGCTTTTGGTGGCATCATCATCAACAAGCAGGCCATTAACGATGTGTTTATCGGTCTTAAAACCATCTTTCATAATGCGCTAAAAGCCCGCACTGGTGACTGGCAGCGCACCGCGATGGAAGTGCCGTCCACCACCAAGACGGAAGACTATGCCTGGTTGGAACGCTTCCCCAAAATGCGCAAGTGGGCCGGTGAGAAACACGTCAAAGCCCTGAAGGCTGGCAAATACACCGCCACCAACGAAGACTGGGAAACGACCATTGCCGTCGACCGTAACGATATCGAGGACGATACCCTCGGCATCTACAACACCCAGGCGACCATGGCGGGTGATTCTGCTGCCGAACTGCACGACATCATCCTGGATGATCTGAAAAACAATGCCTTTGTGAATGAGGGTATTGATGGCCAGTATTTCTATGACACCGACCATGATGTCAAAGGCGCTTCAGTCTCCAACAAGCTGACCGCGGCACTTAGTGCAGCAACAGCATCTGCTGCAGCTTCCTCTTACGGTGCAGCCCGCACGGCAATGATGAAGTTTACCGACTCTGAAGGTATGCCGCTGCGCCTTGTGCCCGACCTGCTTGAAGTCCCGCCTGCGCTGGAAGCTGTTGCCCGCAAACTGATCAACGCCGACAAGCTCGATGACGACAGCCCGAACCCATACAAGGGTACTGCGGAAATCCTGGTGAACCCTGGACTGACTTCAGACACTGCCTGGTTCCTGCACCACACCCGTAACGCTGTGAAACCTTTCATTATCCAGATGCGTAAGAAGCCGGTCTTCGTCAGCCAGACGGATATGGAAAACGACGACGTATTCAATAAGCGCGAATACAAGTTCGGTGCCGAGGCCCGTGCGACTGGTGTGTATGGCTTCTGGCAAACCTCTGTTGGCTCCACTGGTGCTGGTTAATTAGCGGCCTGAATTGAGGGCGGGGATTCCCCGCCCGACACCTTCACCGAAAGATAAGGAACGCATCATGGATAAATTACTAGCAGTACTGCGCGAGCAGGCACTCGACAAAAAGCCGACCGTTGACGAGCTGAAGAAGACAAAAGGTCTGGAAAATGTCACGGCCAAAGAGCGTGACGAAGCCTGGAAGAAGTACCAGGAAGAACAGCAGGCAGAAACCAGTGGAAACGGTCAAGCGCATAACGCTGGCACTGATGACGGTGCCGGTAATGATGGCGCTGATCAGGATAACGGTGCGGATGCTGATAAAAATCAGACAACCACCACAACCCCTACAACCGACAGCAAACCCAATGCCAAGCCAAAAGCGAAACAGGATGATTCGCCGCGTTATCGCGTCACCGTCAAGCGTGATGGTTTCCGTCGCCTGGGTCGTGCCTGGACAGGCAGCACCGAAGTCGCTTTGAGCGATGACGAGCTGGCCGCACTGGAAGTAGACCCCATGTTTCACGTCGACGAGCTGTAAAGCGCTGAGCGGATAGCTGACCGATGCCTTATTGCACCCAACAAGACCTGGTCACCCGGTATGGAGAGGACGAACTGATCCAGCTTACGGATAAGCAGCATACGGGTCAGCTGGACACGGACGTCATCTCTTCAGCCATTGCCGATGCCGACAGCCTGATCGATAGCTACCTGGGTAGCCGATACAGCCTGCCCATCAATCCGGTACCACGGTCACTGCTGCGGATTGCCTCTGAGATTACCCGTTTCTATCTCTACGAGGATCTGAGCACGGATGAAGTGAAAGACCGTTACGAAAAAGCAGTCATGTCACTCAAGGCCATCAGCAAGGGTGAAATGAGCATCGGTACCAGCGACCAGGGCGAAAAACCCAGCAGCCAGAACACCGTGAAAATCAGCACCGGTGGCAACGTGTTTAACCGTGACGACAAGAGCTTTATCTGATGAATCCGATAGTCGCTGTCGAAGACCACATGAAGACCGAAGCCGCAAAGGTCGTCGGGCAGAAAATTCGCCTCGACTCCTTGCCATCGGCGCTCAATGTCGGCTTGTTGAAAAAGCTGATCAATGCCGGCGATGCCGTGTATTTCACATTCCTGGGTGGCCCTGTCAGTGATGAGGACGGTGCCAGAGTCAATGGCCGCTTTGATGCCTATGTGATTGTCCGCCATGTGGGTGACTGGGAAGCACGCCGCCGTGGAGATACCACCACCATCGGTGCCTACGAGATTGTCAGTCGCCTGGTCAAGCAGCTGCATGACAGCGTCGTGACCGATATCGGCAGCATCAAGGCAAAGCGGGTCTCAAATCTGTTCAGTATCCAGCTTGAGGAAGCTTACGGCGCAGCGCTTTATGCCATTACTTTCGAAGTGCCAGACATGCCGTTCCTGTATGAAGCCGACCTGGACGCAATGGATGACTTTATTACCTTCGATGCACAACACGACATTCCATCTCATGAAACGGATGCCGAGCACCAGGACTGGCTCCAGGAGCCGCCTGATTACACCGACAGCCAGCCCGATGCACAAGACACCGTGACAGACCTTAATCAATAGGAGCAGCCGAAATGCCGATTGAATTTCTTAAACCCAACAAGCCGGACCTGAAAGTCCGCAAGCCTGCAGGCGGCTATCTGGCTGCTGAAGGTGAACGCCTCGAACTTACCAGCTATTGGCGTCGACGTCTGCGCGATGGTGATGTGGCCATCAGTAAAGCACCACGCAAGTCGACTAAAGGAGCCGAATAATGGAAAACGTGTCATTTAACGAAATCCCGGTTGATATCCGCACACCAGGTCAATACATCGAAGTTGATAACAGCAAAGCGGTACAGGGCCTGCCAAATCAGGAACGCAAGATCCTGGTGATTGGTAACCGCCTGTCTACCGGAACTGTGGCTGAGCAAATCCCGACCCGTATTTTGAATGGCGACCAGGCAGAGGATGCCTTTGGCCGAGGCAGTGTGCTTGCTGCCATGTTGAAAGCGAGCAAAGTGGCCAATAAATACAACGACGTCTGGGCAGTAGCGCTGGATGATAACGACGCCGGTGTTGCTGCTGGTGGAACAGTGACCTTTGCAGGCACGCCGACTGCTGCCGGCACCCTGAATATGTATATTGCCGGTCAACTGGTCCAGACGGCAGTGGCCACAACCGATGCTCCGGCTGATATTGCTACTAACCTGGTCGCGGCCATCAGCGCACAGACTGATTTACCGGTTACGGCTGCTGTTAATGGAGGTACAACGGAGCAAGTTGATATTACCGCCCGCAACAAAGGTGAGCACGGTAACGATATCGATATCCGCCTCAACTATTACCAGGGCCAGAAAACCCCTGCAGGCATCACCGCCACTATCGTGGCCATGTCAGGCGGTACCGGTAATCCGGATATTGCCGATGCCATCAGCGCGATTGGAGACGACCAGTACTACACCATCATCTGCCCCTGGTCAGACTCGGCAACGCTGACAGCGATTGAAGCCGAACTCTCAGACCGCTGGGGTCCGATGGCACAGAAAACCGGCCACTTCTTTACCGGCTTGTCGGGCACCCATGCCACCTTAACCACTTGGGGCAGCAACCGGAACAGCGTTCACAGCACCGCGATTGGTGTTGCAGACAGCCCAACACCTCCATGGATTTGGACAGCAGTCCACGCCTCTATTGTCGAGTATCACGGCGCTATCGATCCGGCGCGACCATTCCAGACACTGATTATGCCGGGTCTTTTGCCGCCACCGGAAGAAAGCCGCTTTACCCGTGAAGAACGCAACCTGCTGCTGAAGGATGGTATCTCCACTTTCACTGTCGACCAGGGCGGCAATGTCTACATCGAGCGTGTGGTGACTACCTACCAGCAGAATGCTTTCGGTATCGAGGACATCAGCTATCTCGACCTCAACACCAAATGGACGGTGGACTATATCCGCTATGCCATCCGCGCCCGGATTGCCCTGCGTTTCCCACGCTACAAGCTGGCCGATGACGGCACTCGCTTTGCTGCAGGCCAGGCGGTGGTCACACCGAGCCTGATCCGCGCTGAATTGCTGGCCTTGTTCCGCGAGCTGGAGGCCGTGGCCCTGGTGGAAGACTTTGACCAGTTCAAAGCCGATCTCCTGGTTGTTCGCAGCAACAGCGATCCCGACCGGATCAACGCGGTCATCCCGCCTGACATCGTCAACCAGTTCCGTGTGTTTGCGGCGGCCATTCAGTTCCGTTTATAGGCCATTTAATTCAGCTTTATAGGAGTAATAACTATGTCTCAAATTACTGGCCGCGCCTTTATTTCGATCAATGGCTCTCGGCTCAAGTCACGTCCTGGAGCCACGCTTAATATCGGTGGATTTAACCGCGAAACGCAGAATGGTGATGACGGAGTGCATGGCTACAAAGAAGCCGTCATGCAGCCATCTGTGTCCTGCACTATCAGCCATGACAAGGATGTCAGTATGAAGGAGCTGGCGGAGGCGACTGACGTTTCCATCACCTTCGAAACGGATTCAGGCCGCACTTACATCATGTCTCCGTCCTGGTTAACCGCGCCGCCTGAGCTGAACAGCCAGGAAGGTACGATCCCGCTGACCTACGAAGGCGTGAACGTAGAGGAAGTCTGATGGCTGAGATTACTGTGACGTTGAAGGATGGGTGGAAGTTGGGTGAAACAATCCATCATGAAGTGATTCTGCGAGAGCTGAGCCCTCAAGACATCGTAGAGGCCAGCCTTGAATCGGAACGGGCAGTCATGACCGAGCATGGATATCAATTCATGCTCAGCCCGACGCTGATGGGGATCAATATTTTGCTTCGACAGATTGAGCAGGTGGGAGATTTTAAAGGGCCATTTACTCAAAAAATGCTGTCTCGTCTGAGCCGCCAAGACTTTGAAATATTACAGATGGAAATTGATCAGCTAGATAGAGCTGGTTCGGAGGCTTTGTTGAAGCGGGGGCGATCTGATGCGTCTGAGTCCGGTTCTGGAAGTGCAATTAGCTAGGTATTGCCAGATGACGCAGACGCCTCAATCGACCATATCAAAACTACCGCTAAGGAAGTTCTTGTTACGAGTATCAGATGGCAAATGAACTAAACACCAAAATTAATATCAACGTCGGCGGAAATTTTACCCGCCGATTGTCTGATAACGCTCGCAGTATGCAGCGGTTCAGTCAGAATGGTCAGAGACAACTGAGCACATTGAGACGGAGCTCGCTCAGTCTTGCGTCAGGCTTGGACAGGCTGGCAGGAAAATATACAGCAATGATTTCTGGTGTGGCTGCTACATATGCCAGCACTCGTGCGATTATGGATTCGGCGAAGTTGGATAAGCAGTTGATACAAATCCGTCAAACTGCTGGTGCAACGGCGAAAATGACCGAAGTGCTCCGCAAGGAGTTACACCAAATGAGCCTGGAAACAGGTCAGTCTCTGGACTCATTGTTAGGTGGTTTTAACAACCTTATCCAAGCAGGTATGGATTGGGAAC